GCAACTTCGTCGCGCGCGTGGTCGAGCACCGGCCTGAGCGCCAGTGGAGCCTGGCCCGGCTGACGGTGGCCTTCAAGGTGGTCCCCAAGGCTCTGGGAGCGCTGCCAGAAGAGCTGCCGGCGCTGCAGGAGGGCGAGGTCGATCCCGACTGGGACACGATCCAGGAGCTCGATATGGTCACTGGGCCGCCGGCGCGCGGCTGGTATCCGATCGTCTGTCCGCAGGAGCATCTCCACTCAGAGGGCCCCGGCGCCGCCAAGGGAACGGACTACAAGCCGAGCAAGGGCGGCGGCATCTTCAAGTGCCTGCACGGCCATTGCGCGGACTTCAAGACGCCGGAGTTCCGTGCCTGGCTGCACAAGCAGCTCATTCCCGATCTCCAGTCCTTCGGCCAGCGCCTCGAGGCGCTGGTAGCGATCCAGTCCACCACCACCAATCCGGCCGGCGAGAGCGTGCGCTTCCTGACCCCGGACGAGCGCGAGCCCGGCATGGTGCGGCGCTCGGTGATCGAAGACCTGATCCACGTCGCCACCGAGGACAAGTACTGGTCGATCGAGGTCGGCGCGCTCTTGCCCCTGCGCGCGATCGACCATCGGCTGTACCAGCGCATGGTGGTGGTCGGCCTGCTCGCCGGCACGACGCCGACCGGCAATGACACGATCTGGCAGCCCCAGGTGTGGCTCAAGAACCAGCGCGACACGCAGCGCGTCGGCAAGATCACGCACCGCCTGGGCCAGCCGCTGATCATCGACAACTGCCTCAACATTGCGCCGCCGATCCCTCTCCCCCTCGAGGCCGAGGGCGAGCCCGAGCTGTGGCTCGACCTGGTCGACTTCGTGTGCTGCACCGACGAGGACGCCGACCTGGTGCTCGACTGGATGGCGCTGATGGTGAGCGCCTGGGACGAGAAGCCAGGCTGGCACCTGCTGCTGAAGGGCGCCCACGGCACCGGCAAGAACCTGCTGCTGTCGCCGCTCAAGTGGTACTGCGCGCCCGACCACTGGTACGGCATGACGGTGAAGGATGTCGACGGCGGCTTCACGCCGTTCCTGGCCAGGAGGTTCATCACCCTGGACGAGCTGATGATGACGACGCGCGGCACCATCAGCACGCACGACATCTACAACAGCGTCAAGGCCTGGACGGCGCGCGGCACCGGCTTCGTGATGATCAACGAGAAGCACATGAAGCCCTATGCCGCTCTGGATCTCTCAGGCTGGGGCATCACGTCCAATGCCGAGGTGCCCTTGCCGCTCGAGCTCGGTGACCGGCGCTGGCTGGTCATCGAGACGCCGCGGGCGCCGCGCTCGGAGGACTACTACAAGCGCGTGGTGGCGTGGCTCGACCAGGAGGACGGCAACGCCATCGTGGTGGCCTGGCTGCAGCGACGCTGGGCGGCGATGAGTGCCGAGCGCCGCGAGGTGGTGCGCGGCACGGCGCCGATGACCGCGGCCAAGCGCGAGCTGATCGTCAACTCGGCCGAGGGCATCGAGGGCGCCGTGCGCCTGGCGATCGAGGGGACGTATGGCGACGCCTGGCCCGACCTGATGTCGATCAGCGACGTCCAGAACAGGCTGCGTGGCAGCGACCTGGTGAGCGAGCAGGCCAGGCGCGCCATGACGACCAAGCGCGTCGCTATGGCTCTGAAGGCCGCCGGCGCGGTTCAGCTGTTCGATGGCAGGTCGATCGAAGAGAGTGCAACACGCCGCACAGTGCGGCTGTGGTGCCTGCGTTCAGACAAGGCCAAAGGGTACACCAAGCTTGGGACCGGTCAGGCACTGGTCGACGAGTACGATCGTCAGCGGGGGAGCAATGTGACCGCGTTGACCGGTAATGTGGTGCGTTTGAGGTAATTCCCAGCACATCATGTGCTGGGAGAGGGCGATGTGCTGGGAGACGTGCTGGGAGGATAAAATGCATCTCTGCTTGCTTTATTTCTATCTCTCCCAGCATACCAGCAGATAAACGTCTAAAACTTAACGTAAGAAAAGAGAGAAAGAAGAGAAATGGAGAATAGAGTAGATGGTATTTGCTACGACCATAATAGCGTTTTATCTGCTGGTGTGCTGGGAGAGAGGCATTAAGTGCCCGCCCGCCAGCGTTATAAGCTCCCAGCACGTCTATCTTTTATGTGCTGGGGGCTATCGTGTTGCGTTATGCACCAGAACGGCCTAGCTAGCTAACTCACTGCCACAGGAGTTTACGAGATGACCGAAGACGAGATGAAGACGGCGCTGCAGGCCGAAGGCAAGGACTACATCAGGGCGCTCAGCGAGATGGCCACGGTGATCGACAGCATCGCCCTCCATGTCGAGAGCGACGATCCGAGCTACGAGCACATCGTGATCGCGCGCCACGCCGTGAACACGGCCCTGGGCGTCAGTGTCGCGTTCTTCGAGGGGACCAAGACGGTGACGAGGTCGCCGCTGGGCTCACGGAACGACCGTATCGCCTTGGGTGACTATGCGTCCAACCTGGTCGACATGTCCCTGGCCGTCACCAAGTTCCTGCGCGACGTCAACGCCGACAGTGACTGTCGCGAAGTCGGAGCGATTGTTGCCTTTGCCATCAGGAACGCGGCTGACACGATCAACACGTTTTTCAGTAGTTCGGAGTTCAAGCTGCGCGGTTCGAAGATCGGCCGGAGGGCTGACGCATGAAGCCCTATCGCCCCAAGCTCGACGACAGCCATCAGCACCTGGTCGCGCTCTTGGAGCAGCACGACCTCACCAACGGCGACCTGGCCTACCTGTGCGGCGTCGATCGCTCGACGGTCACGCGCTGGGTCAGCGGCACGACCAGCGTGCCGCATGCCGTTGTCCGCCTGCTCGAGATCATGCTCGAGCTCAGCGAGCTGGCCGGGCGCTGCAAGGTGCGGTGGAACAGTCCTCCTGGGCTGGAGGACGCGCCATGATCCCGCTCAGGCTGCTCGGCCTGGGGGCTGCAGCGTTTGCGATCGGTGGCTGCACGCAGCCAGCGCCTGTCGTCAATGTCACGGTGATCATGCAGCAGCCGGCCCTGCCTCGGCAGGCCAAGGTCGAGCCAGAGCAACGGTCGCTGCCGACCGCGATCAACAGGCCCTTGCCCGTTGCCAGGGAGTGGGGCGATCCTCTGCCGTGGCGTGATGATGGCGAGGTTTATCAGGTCGAGGTCTGCAAGGCCCGCATGGGCGGGCTTGGTGCCGGCTGCTTCAGCTATGGTGCGCCGGTGGACGACAAGGCAGGCTGCGAGCCCGTCAAGGCCCAGGCCGAGATCGATTTTCCCTTCGAGTTCTACGGCTGCGCAAGGGTTTATCGGTCGGATTTGGAGGCGCCGCAGGGCCTGCCGGTCGACAAAACCTAGGAGCGTGTTGCAATATGCAATTCCCGATCGAGCAATTCACTGGAAAACAACAGCGCTTCATCCTGGCTTATTGCAAAACGCAACACGTCACCAATTCAGCGATCGAGGCAGGGATAAGACCAAGCAACGCCAGTGCTCAGGGGTCGCGATGGTTAGCCAACGATAAGATCAAGGCAGAGATCGATCGCAGGCTCGCCGCCAGGCTCGATCGCTACTTCGTCGACCCGGAAAACATCATCCGGGAGATGGCCCTGATGGCCTTCAGCAACCTCGACGACTTCATCAAGTTCAGCCAGGACAACCAGGCTGTCATAGACTTCGAAGGCGTGACTAAAGCCCAAATGGCGGGCTTAACTGAGATTGTCAGTGAGGAGTTGAGGAGCCGAGACGGCACGTCGACCACGGTCAGAACGAAGATCAAGCTGGCCGACAAACGCGCGGCCTTAATGGACCTGGCGAAGCTCATCAACATGCTGAAGCCCGACCGCATCGAGCATGAGCACACCGGCCAGATCAGCCACGCACACGCGCATGTCGTCTTGAACCCGCGCGAGATGAGCGCGCATCAGCGCGAGCTGCTGAAGACCGCGCTGCTGGCGCTCGAGGCGCCGCCGACCGAAGAGCCCGCGATCGATCACGAGGAGGCCGACGATGCCGGTGATCTACCGACCAGGTGACCGCTCCGAGCGCGACGATGCCGTTCTCGAGCAGGCCTACATCAAGCAGGACGCTGTGATCGCGTATCGCTTTCGGACCATCATCGACGAGCTCGACGCCTTCGCGCGCGCCGACAAGAGCGTGCAGGTGTTCGGCTTCGATGCGTCGCGCTACCTGGCGCTCGAGCGCGACGCGCGCAAGGTGATGAGCGATCTCCACCGCTCGCTGCAGCACTGGTCCACTACGCTGCCGTAATGACACCAGTCATTGTCAAGCACATTCTGCACTGGTTGATATTTTCCATAACGTCCATTATGCGATAGTTCACCACTACGGTGCTGTTACGACACCGCAGTCATAACCTGGGGATAAGTCATGACGATCGCTGACATGCCGCGGCGCTATCCGACCACGACCGAGGAGATGGCGCGCTCGCTCGAGCGCATCGTGTGCGAGCTCGAGACGCTCAACGTCACGCTCGATCGCCTGGCCCGCGCGCTCGGCGCCGGCAGCCGCGAGAAAGAGGCAGAGACTACAACCAATGGTATAGGCTAGCCAGTGCCAGGCTAGGCCTAGGTAGTGTCGCCCGAAGCGACCGAAAGCCAGGCCGCGCGCCGGCCCGGTAATCGGCGTCAGGCTGGCTGAGCGTGTACGCGGGAAAATAGGGGTCCCAAAAAGGGTCCCTATGCAGGCGGGGTAGAAAATGTTAACGGTGCGTTTGGGGCCCCATCCGCGGGTACCCATACGGGGATCCAGTCATGAAATTCGTTGCCGGTTTTGTCGTCGGTGCCACCGCCGCGCTGCTGTTCGAGACCCTGCTCGCTTTCGTCGTCCTGGCGATCGCCGCGGCCCTTGCCCTGGCCCTGGCCAGGGAGGCGCTTGACTGGTTCAGGCCGGCGCCGGTCTTGCGCAAGACCATCTGGATCTCGCTGTGAACGACGAGCGCGCGCTGACCGACGGCGAGAAGGCGTCGATGGCGCAGGTCAGGGACATGGGCCGGCAGTTTTATGATTTCTGCGAGTTCATGGGGCCGTCGCGCGAGATGAGCCTCGCCATGACCAAGATCGAGGAGGCCGTCATGTGGGCGCGGAAGGGGATCGCCCGGTGACCGACCGCGAGATCGAGCAGCTGAGGGAGTGGGCGGCAGCGCACAACGAGGAGGCTCTCCTGGCGGACGGCTTCGAGGACGCCTTCATCGGCATGGCGCAGAGGTGTGGCCAGCCGGTGCTCGCGGTCTACGACATCGACCTCGCGATCGCGGTGCTGATGAAGCGCGACGGCATGGACTACGACGGCGCCGAGGAGTGCCTGGCCTTCAATACGCTCGGCGCCTGGGCTGGTGAGATGACGCCGCTTTTTCTCAAGCGCTACGAAAAGGACGAGACATGACCGACGAGCATCCGGCCAGCGCCAGCCTCGAGGCGACCGAGGAGCTCGGCCGCGCCGGCGCCACCGCGCCGCGCATCGATCTTGATTTTATCAAGTCCCAGATCGACCACCACTGGTGGACGACTGGCGATCGCTGTATTGCCGAGCGCTCCAAGATCCTGGCGCACGAGCCGCTCAAGAGGCTGACCCTGTGCTTCATGGTGATGAAGAGTGGTTTCGTTGTCGTCGGCAAGAGCGCGCCGCTCTCGCCCGAGAATTTCGACCCGGAGAAGGGTCGCGTCTTCTCCTACGAGGACTGTATCCGGCAGCTCTGGCCGATGTTCGCCTTCCACTGGCTGCAGAAGAACGACCGGTGAGCGACCAGCCGCCGCCCGAGCGCGCCGATGCTGCCGGTCTTCAGGAGCTCGCCGCCCTGATGGCGACCGAGGCGCGCTACTGGCGCGAGCGCTGCGCCCGCTACGAGGCCCACCACGCCAAACTGGAACAGGCCGCTGCCGAGATCCGCGGCCGCGTCGAGCAGTTCCTCACCGTGCTGCAGCACGCCCGCCCCCAGGGCACCGAGCGCCGTGCTTCCGAGGAGCGGTGAGCGAGACGCCGACCACCAAGCTGAAGCAGCGCCTCTTCCTGGCGGCGCTGATCCGCCGGGTCGACAGCCGCACCATCACCTGGGCCGAGCTCTCGACCGACCTCAAGACGCTTTACCGACAGCTCCGCAACCGACCGCCGGTCAAGAAGGCCCGGCCGCGCGCCCATCCGGTGACGCCGGCCGTCGCGCAGGCGGTCTGGGAGTTCTACCGCGCCAACCCGCACGCGATTAATCGTGAGATCGGCCGCCGCTTCAATATCGACGCCGGCCGGGTCTCCGAGATCCTCGCCGGCAAACGCCTCTAGCTGGTGTCATAATGGGTGCGTAATCTTTTAGAAAGCTTCTCGACTGCACGGTGATCGATTTGTGTCTTTACAAGACCGCCCGGCTCATGCATCGTCCCCGGCGCATTGGGGTCGTAAAGGCACCAGGTGGCCGGCCCGCCAGACGTCTGCCGGGTCGTTATCAAGGTTTGATCGATCACTATTGGGAGACAACGAACATGCGTAATCTGAAGACTGCACTGCTGGCGGGTATCGCCACTGTTGCCCTGGGCTTTGCCGCCCAGGCGCAGCAGCTCACCGTCGGTGCCGGCACGTCATCGGCGACCTCCAGCGGCTCGACCCTGTCGGGCAGCTCGTCCGGCTCCGGCGCCGCCCTGATCGGCATCGCCGGCGGGACGACCAGCGGCGAGAGCACCACGCTCGGCTTCGCCGGTGGCCAGAACACCATCGGCGCCGGCAGCTCGACCAGCATCGGCGAGAACGGCTCGAGCTCGACCTCCAGCACCAACACCCTTTCGGGTGCCCTGGGCCTGGCGGGCACGACCAACACGTCGGGCGCCATCGGCGGCAGCACGGGCACGGGCAGCGGCTCGGGCTCGTTCTTCACCATCAAGCTCTCCCCGTAAGGGAGGGCGACTGCCTTTGCGTCGCTCTTCCAGCCTTCGGGCAACGACTTGCGGCGCGAAGTTCCTCCGCAAGGGGGAAGGGACGGCCCAGGTGCTCCACGCACCTGGGCCGGCCCACCCTTCAATCGGTTCAATATCGTGGATAAACACTGAGAGAGGATTTTTCTGATATGATCATCAAGGTAGCGGGGATCGTCAGCACAATGGCCATCATGGCCGTGCTCTCCGGCGCAGCTGCGCAGACGGCCAACAGTACCAGTGGCGCGCAGTCTTCGAGCGGCGCCGTCAGCGGCTCGCAGTCGGGCGCGATCTCGACATCTCGGGGCGGTGCGGCCGACAGCCGTAGCACGGCGACGCAGCAGACCAACCAGGGCGTCCAGACCGGCGCCACGGTGAACCAGACCTACAATACCGGCGGCAGCCAGGGCGTGAACTACTCCGGCGGCACGGCCAACTCGACCTACAATTCGGGCGACCAGACGATCAGGGCGGCGCCGACGGTCTACGCGCCGCCGGTTTCGGGCGGCTCGCCGTGCAGCCTGGGCTACTCGGCGGGCGCCAGCTTCCTTGGCTGGGGCGCCGCCGCCGGCGGCCAGGTGGTCGACGCCGAGTGCGAGCGCCGCATGCATGTGGCGATGCTCTACAATGCCGGCTGGAAGGGTGCCTCCAAGGAGCTCGCCTGCAACAACAGGGAGGTCTACATGGCCTTCCGCACGGCCGGCGAGCCCTGTGCGCCCAGGCCGCAGTGGGAGGGCAACGTGCCCGCTCCCCAGCCCATGGTGCAGCAGCAGCCGATCCCGGTCGGCCCGCCGACGCCGCCGCCGTCTCGCGTCAGCACGGTCGCTCCCAAGGAGTATCCGCGCTGTGACCCACGCCGCGGCATCACCGACAACTGCCGGTCCTAAGCAGCCGGCAACCCCGCGCCCGGTCTCACTCTCCCCCGAGACGGCAGCCCTGGGCGCGGGGCTCTTTTTCTTTTTCTGGCGTGGAGACAGAAATCATGACGACCAGCAATGTGATCGACATCAAGGGCGCCCAGGCGGCGCCGAAGAGCCAGCGCTCGCGTTCGGAGACCATCATCGTCACCCCCGAGATGGTGTCGAAGTGGCTCAAGCCGGACTTCCAGCGGCCGCTCAAGGTCAACCCCAAGGTCCAGAAGCTCGCCCTCGAGATCGAGCGCGACGAGGTCATGCCGGGCATCGTCACCCTGGGCAAGCTCAAGGCCAGCACGGCGCTCTACCTGGTCGACGGCCAGCACCGCGTCGAGGCGTTCAAGATCGCCGGCATCGGCGAGGCGATCGCCGATGTTCGGGTGATGACGTTCGATAACATGGCCGAGATGGCCCAGGAGTATGTCGAGCTGAATTCGCATCTGGTGAACATGGGCCCCGACGACATCCTGCGCGGGCTCGAGAGTTCGTCCAGGGCGCTGCGCAAGATCCGCTCCGAGTGCGGCTACGTCGGCTACGACAATATCAGGCGCGGCACGACCTCGCCGATCGTCGGCATGAGCCAGCTTCTGCGCTGCTGGGTCGGCTCGAGCTTCGAGACGCCCAACTCGACCGTCTCGGGCCGCACCGCGGCGTCGATCTCGATGGAGATCGACGACGACGAGACCGCCAAGCTGATCAAGTTCCTCCACATCGCCTTCGTCGCCTGGGGCCGCGAGCCCAGGCTGGGCCGGCTGTGGTCGGGGCTGAACCTCACCATGTGCATGTGGCTCTACCGCCGCCTGGTCATCGACAAGACGCGCGGCCAGCGGCGCTACGTCGTGCTCTCCGACAACCAGTTCAAGCAGTGCCTGATGAGCCTGTCGGCCGACGAGACCTACGTCGACTGGCTGCCCGGCCGCATCATGAACGAGCGCTATCGTTCACCCTGTTATGCCCACTTCCGGCGCATCTTCGCCAAGCGCCTGAGCGACGAGGGCGTCGGCAAGCCGACCATGCCGGCGCCGGCATGGGCCAACACCGGCGGCACCAGGGGCCGTTGATGTCGCTGTTTCCCGCCACTGCCCGCGCCACCTTGAACCTGGTCCTGGCCTTCGCCGTGGGTTTCGTCGGCGGCATCCTGATCCAGCGCTGCGAGGCGCTGGCCCAAGGTCGCGGCGATCCGGTGCCGTGGCAGCGCCAGCAGCCGCACAACACGGCGCCGTGCTGGCCGGTGCCCAATGGCGTCAACAACACGATCCAGTGCAGCAATGGCTACTTCAGGACGATCACACCCGAGGGTGAAGAATTCACCGGCATGGGTATTACTGATCCCAACGGCACGGCCGTCGGCGGCAACTTCGTGATCAACCCAAGCACCGGCGGGCCTAACATCAACCCCAATCTGGGACCGATGGTGCGCCCGCCTTACCAGGCGCCCAGTGTGGCGCCTGGCCAGGCCGAAGCTTTCGGCAACCACCCGAGGCAGTGATGCGGCGACCGTTCAGTCAGCCCACCGGAACAGGCCGCAAGGGTTTTCAGCCTAAGCATGGCCTCATCAAACACCCTCTCTATTCCGTTTGGGGCGGCATGAAGCAGCGCTGCAACTACATCAAGCACGTCGACTACCATAACTACGGCGGCCGTTTCATCGAGGTCTGCGATGAGTGGTTCGAGTTCATATCGTTCTACGAATGGGCGACAGCGAATGGCTGGGAGAAAGGCCTTTCGTTGGACCGTATCGACAATGACGGGGACTACGCCCCCGACAATTGCCGTTGGGTGACGTTCAAGGTGCAGGCCGCTAACAGGCGACGGCGTCAGCGACTGGATGTCAGCGCGCGCAGGCGCAATGACATCGGACAATTTCTGTAATCGCCCATGCACAAGCGCTGGCGGGATCCTGAGCTGCGCGCCTCGATGAAGCTGACCATCCTGGCGGTGGTCGGCCTGCTGATGATGTTCGGGTTTTATTATTTCTGGTGAGGCTCTGATGACTGACATCCGCGAGATCTTCGAAGACTGGTGTCGGGAGGCCGACATCGAGCCGACCGCGGCGGGCCAGGAAGCGTTCAAGGACGGCTACAACGCGCGCGCCCGCTACGACGACGCGCGCGACGCTGAGATCGAGCGGCTGCGGGCCGGTCTGCTGGAGGCCAACAGGGTGATCTACGAACTGCAGCAGGCGGCCTGCGATCGGGCTGGCGTGCCGATGCCGTCCCAGAGGTCCGTGGTCGACAGGCAGAAAGCCGAGATCGAGCAGCTGCGGGCGGCGGCGAAGCGCAGCGCTGTCACAAAAGAAGCGGCTTACCAGCTTGGCTTCAGCGCGGGCGCTCGGCACGAACCCCAATCCGATAGCGCAGCCGCAGGAGGCGGAGCAGGAAGGCCGATGACCGACCTCGTCGAACGGCTGCTCGACACGTCGAAGTTCGAGACATGGGACGACCTGACCGGATTGATCGCGGAGGCCGCCGTCGAGATCGAGCGGCTGCGGGCAGTGCTGCGGGCATGGGAAGACGCCGCACTAGGGGGAGGCAAATGACCGACCTCGTCGAACGGCTGCGCGCCTGGGCGGGCGCGCGGACAGTACACGCCGCTATGGCGAGCGAGGCCGCCGACGAGATCGAGCGACTGCTGGCCAAAGTAAACGAACTGGACGGGATGTGGCGGTCTGCTGACAAAGGCGGCCAAGCCGAGATCGAGCGGCTGCGCGCCGAGCGTGCTCTGTCCATGAGCACAGCCTCGGGACTGGCGCTCGATGCAGCCGCCAAGGACGACGAGATCGAGCGGCTGCGCTTACGCAAGAGGCCAGTTGCTTGGGTGCGCTACGGTGGTGGCGAACCAGAGTTCCGGCACGCCAGCCCCGAGGCCGATCCGACCGAAGATGAGGGTTGGATTGCGCTGTACCGGAGAGGGGACGGCAAATGACCGACATCGTGGAGTTTGACGCAGCCCGCGCAGCATTAGGAGACATCAAATCATGACCTGCATTGTCGGCGCCATCATGTACTGCTCGGCCGTCTTCCTGATCCGGGGAGACGTCGGCTACGGCGCGGCCTATACCGCCAACGAGCCGTGGCGCTACGCTGTCTGGTACCAGCCACCGACCTTTCCGCCGACCTTTCCGGTGATCGGTCTGCGCCGCGGCTAGATCCGAGGGGGCAGCCTGGCCTAGGTTCTCGGGGCCATGGCTGTCAGACGGCCGTGCTGCGTCACGGCAACGCCGCCAGGGGGCCTCCCTGGCGGCGTTATTTTTTCACGCGCCTAGTAGCCGGCCTTGGGCTCGGGCGTCGGCTCGGGCAGCGGCGCCGGCACGCCGGCGGTCGGCATGGCGGCGTACTTCCACTTGCCGTCCGGTGTCCGCACCAGGACGACGACCATGCCTTCGGGCGGGGTCGGCGGCGGATAGTCGGGCAGGCTGTTGTCGGGAATGCCGGCACCGCCGTCGGGCAGGCCCTGGCCGGCCTCCGGCGCGTGGAACGGCCGCATGACATAGAGGTCACCGCCGACGCTGCTGAGATGGACGAGCTTGACGTTCTTCATGAGAGGTCTCCTGGTTCAGGGTAGAGGAGCGGGCGCACCCTACGCCGCGATCGTGACAACCGCTAGAAGCCGTAGCAGGTTCCGTTCTCGTTGATCGTCATGCACTCGCCGCGGGCGATCGCGCCGTTAGCGGCCAGGCCGAGATGGACCCATGAAACCTCGTTGATCAGCTGGTCGATGCCGAGGTAGGCGACGTAGGGCTCGAGCTTGAGGCAGATGTCGAGCGGGCTGCCCCAGTCGGGGATGGTGAAGTCGCAGGCCAGGCCATAGAGGTGCGCTGAGTTCTCGGCGCCGCCAACCGCGGCGTTGACAGGTGGCGAGCGGTAGCCCGATGAGATGATGACCGGCACGCCGGCGCCGCTGCGGATGTTTTCCATGATGTCGGCAACGCGCCGCAGGTTGTCGACGACCTCCCAGCTCGGGTGGTTGCTGGCGCCGATCGAGTTGCCGGTGTCGCTGTGGAGGAATTCCTCCAGGCTGAAGTGAGCGGGGTAGGTCATTTGTCCCTCCTGGTGAAGCCGGCAGTGAACGCCAGGGCCGCGGCCAGCGCGCCGGTCAGTAGCTGGTTCAGTGTCTCATTGATGCTGCTGCAGCTCCACTTGCCTTCGATGATCTTCTCGCCCCACCACAGGCAAGCACCAAGGCCGGCCAGGGCGGCCAGGCATTGCACGCCGAGTACTGCCGCGATCAGGTAGAACGACGCCTTCACGGGGTCGAACGGCGGGCGGTCCATGGTATAGACGGATGCCTTTCACGAAGGAGACAGGGTGATGGCAGCACCGATCGACAGCGCGCTTTATCGCATGAAGGCCTACGGCAAGCTTCTGCAAGAGAATGGCGCCCATGCTGGCGCCGCTCATGATCCCGGCGACGACATCCTGGCCCTGGTCGAGTGGATCGAATACGCCCGCCCGCTGCTCGGCGCGATCTCGCCGGACCAGGTCATGAGCCAGGTCCAGAACCAGGCCCAGGTCATGCCGCCCGAGCCCAAGCCCGCGCCCAAGCCCGAGGACGACGAGCCCAACGCGCCCGAGCCGCCGCCGCCGGCTGAGGCGCCGACCGAGGACAAGCCGGTCGCCTGATGCCGCTGATCGACTGGCGCGGACAGAAGCTCGACAGCTCGGCCCAGCTCCGCGCCTTCGAACAGTTCGAGTGCGAGGAGAGCCTGGCGGCGTTCCTTGAACGCGGCTGGCGCTACATCGACCCGGCGCCGTTTGCCAAGGGCTGGGTGATCGACGCCCTGGCCGACCACCTCGAGGCCGTGGTCGACGGCGAGGTCCAGCGCCTGATGATCCACATCCCGCCGCGCTGCTCGAAGTCGAGCATCTGCAGCGTCGCCTTTCCGGCCTGGGTGTGGCTGCAGCCCCACGACAGCCCGACCAGCGGCCCGACCGTGCCGATCGTGAGCGGCAGCTATGCCTTCAAGCTCTCCGTCCGTGACAGCATCAAGTGCCGCCGCCTGATCAAGACGCCGTGGTACCAGGAGCACTGGGGCCATCGTGTTGAGATTGCCGCCGACAACGACCAGAAGATCCGTTTCGGCAACACCCGCGGCGGTGAGCGGCTTGTCACCAGCGTCGATGGCGGCGTAACCGGCGAAGGCGGCCAGATCATCATCATCGACGACCCCAACAACGCCAAGGAGGTGTTGAGCGATGCCGTCATCGAGACCACCAACGAGGACTGGTGGGACGGCACCATGAGTACCCGCTTGAACGACCCCAAGACCGGCGCCTTCATCGTCATTCAGCAGCGTCTCGGTGAGAGCGATCTGTCGGGGCACATCATGCGCAAGAGCGAGTGGCCCGACTGGACGCATCTCTGCCTGCCGATGGAGTACGAAAGCCGACGCAGCTTTGTAACCTCGATCGGCTGGAAAGATCCGCGCGACACCGACGGCGAGCTGCTGTGGCCCGAGCGCTTCGGCCACAAGGAGGTGGCGGCGCTGAAGGCCAATCTGGGCTCGTGGCGCTCGGCCGGCCAGCTCCAGCAGCGTCCCGAGCCGGCCGGCGGCGGCATCATCAAGCGCAAGCACTGGCAGCTCTGGCCGCCGGCCGGCGAGGAGATGGACGAGCTCGGCCAGCCCCGGCAGCCCGCCTCGTTCCCGGCCATGGACTACATCCTGGCCAGCCTCGACACGGCCTATACGACCGACACGATGAATGACCCCTCCGCGCTCACCATCTGGGGCGTCTTTTCGGCCGAGGTGACCGGCGAGACGATCGCCAGGAACGTTCGTTTCGGGCCGAGCGGCAGTCAGCGTGTCTATGGCGAGGCCAGCCAGCGTGTCATGCTGATGTACGCCTGGTCGGGCCGCCTCGAGCTCCACGACCTGGTCGCCCAGGTCGCCAAGATGTGTGTCCGTAAGGCGCCCGGCCTGCACGTCGACAAGCTCCTGATCGAGGCCAAGGGCAGCGGCATCTCGGTCGCCCAGGAGATGCGCCGTCTGTTCGGCCAGGACGGCTTCGGCATCCAGCTCTCCGATCCCGGCCGCACCGACAAAGTGGCCCGGCTCTATTCGGTGCAGAACATCTTTGAAGAGGGTGTTGTGTTCGCGCCCGATCGGAGCTGGGCCGAAGAGGTGATCGCCCAGTGCGGCACCTTCCCCAATGCCGAGCACGATGACCTGGTAGACTGCGTCTCGATGGCTTTGCGCCACCTGCGCGACATCGGTATGTTGACCCGCCCGGCCGAGCGCATGGCCGAGCTCGACGATGGATTGAATGCCCTCACCCGACGTCCCCTCAGCCCGCTCTATCCGGGTTAAAATTGCCTGCCACTGCGTGGTCGACTGGTGTCGACCCGTCGAGGGCGAGAGCGCTCTGTCGTGGTGGCACGTCCATGTTGAGGAGCGTCACGACTGGCGGAAGTTGCCGCGGCGCAAGATGTACCTGCTGAAGGCGATCGACGACGGTGCCGCCGCGCGCCAGGGCTTGAAGATGTTCGAGGACGAATTTTCGGAGCCCGCGATCGTGCTCCACTAGGGAAACAGTCAGTGTGCCTGAGACAGGCCCCCGATACTGCAAAGCTACGCGGGGGTTTACTGGACTAAGGGTGACACTGAGCAAGAGCTTTGGCGCAAGGTCAGTGATGATACGCCGGGGCCCGCGGGTTCAAATCCCGCCGCTGACTGTTCAGGAGGTCGTGCATGAACGTCGCCTATCACAGGGCCATCTGATGGCCGGTCTCAATCCCAATCTTCGCCTGGTCGACAATCGCGGCGAGCCCGAGAAGCAGCTTGAGCCGGTCGAGGTCCACACGACGGGTGACGATCCGGTCGACGTCGACAGGAACATCACTGACGACCAGGGCAACGTCATCAAGATCGAGCACCCCGACGGCTCGATAACCATCAGCATGGACGGCAAGCCGGTCCAGAGCGCCGAGCGCGCTGAGAACGCCGGCTGGTTCAAGAACCTGGCCGATGACATCAGCTCGAACGAGCTCACGCGCATCTGCGAAGAGCTGATCCGCGGCATCGAGGAGGACGACCGCTCGCGCGTCGAGTGGATCGACATGGTGGCCGAGAGCGTGAGCCTGCTCGGTCTCAAGCTCGAGAAGCCGGAGACCGGCGCCCAGGGCGACGGGGCGGCGGTCGAGGGCATGAGCCGCGTGCGTCATCCTTTGCTGCTCGAGGCCGTGCTGCGCTTCCAGGCCAACTGCAACGGCGAGTTCCTGCCGGTCGACGGGCCTGTCAAAATCCGTGACGACGACAACAACACCACCCCGGACCTCGACGAGCTGGCCAACCAGTACCAGAAAGACTTCAACCATTACCTGACCACCACGGCGACGGAGTACTACCCGGATACCGACCGCATGTTCCTCAAGCTCGGCTTCCAGGGCATGGGGTTCAAGAAAGTATTTTTCTGTCCGATACGATCGCGGCCGGTGTCAGAGACGATCGAGGCCAAGGATCTCATCGTCAACAACGAGGCAACGTCGCTGCAGACGGCGGCGCGCATCACCCATCGCATCAGCATGAAGCGCTCGACCTTCAAGCGCATGCAGATCCTGGGTGTCTATCGCGACGTCGATGTCGGCGTTCCCAAGGAGGCCGACCTCAATGCCATCGATAGGGCTGAGCAGGACCAGCAGGGCGTCAACAAGTCGACCCTGACCAGGCCGGAGGACCGCGACCGGCCGATCTACGAATGCTACTGCGAGCTCGACATCGACGGATACGAGCACAAGTGGAAGGGCAAGCCGTCGGGCCTGGAGGTACCGTACCGTGTCACCATCGACGTCAGCAGCCGACAGATCCTCTCGATCTGTCGCGACTACAACAAGAAGTCTGTCGGTCCCCTGCCCGAGCGCCGACGTACCTTTGTGCCCTATCTGTTTGTCCCAGGGTTTGGCTTCTATGGCATCGGTCTCCTGCACATCCTGGGGAACACGACCAACGCCATCACCGCGGCGTGGCGTGAGATGCTCGACAACGGCATGTTCGCCAACTTCCCCGGCTTCCTCTACGCCAAGCAGGCCGGGCGCCAGGACACGTTGGTGAAGCGCGTCCCTCCGGGAGGCGGCTCGCCGATCGACACCCAGGGCATGCCGATAGGGCAAGCCGTGATGCCGCTGCCCTACAACACCACCCAGATGGCGCCGCTCATGACGCTGGTCGACAACATGGCGCAGACCGGCATGCGCCTCGGCGGCACCAGCGAGCAGCCGGTTGAAGAACCACGCGGCAATACTCCGGTCGGCACGACGCTCGCGACCATCGAGCAGGCCCAGAAGATCATCAACTCCGTGCACAAGCGCATGCACGCCGCCCAGAAGCTCGAATTTGAGTGCATCGCCCAGTGCTTCCGCGAGCACCCCGAGAGCTTCTGGGAGTGCCGCGACAAGCCGTCCTACCAGTGGGACCAGGAGACCTTCATCCGCGCCCTCGACCAGTGCGGCCTGGTGCCGGTCGCCGACCCCAACACCGCGAGCCAGATCCAGCGCATCGCCAAGGTCGTGGCGC